ACGTTAATGATATTTGTAGAACCATTAAGGGTAATAGACGAAGTTCCAATGCTTAAGATTCCAGTGATTCGTGCATCACCATTTACGAATAATGTGGTTCCTGATGCTCCAACAGCACCAACCTCTAAGGCAAATCTTGGATTTGTGGTTCCGATACCAACATTTCTTAATGTGTTAATACCTACAGATGTGGTGCTCCAAACAGGCGCAGATAGGGTTGTAGTGCTCCCTGCACCCAAATATGTATATAACTCTAAAAAATTACTATTAATTATACCACCAGCGGCACGTAGAGTATCGCCTGTCCCATCATTTGCTATACTTCCAGTGTTTATTCCGATTCTTGCCATTTTGCTTGGGGTTTATTGATATTTATATTAGAGGTAATTATTTGATTTCAATGGCGCTACTCTACTTATTACAGCGGAAGTAGATATTCCACTAATTCCATTCAATCCATAGAAATTAAAGGTTCGAGAATTTGTTCTACTTCCAAGATTTATTTTACCCCAACTAAAATCACCAAACGAATTAAATGTGGTGACAACTCCTGTGAAAGATCCTCCACCACCAAAAGCGTCCATAGTGAATAATGTTGAGTCAAATGTGATGAGAGTGGAAGAGAACGTCATAGTTCCTACACCAGAAAAAGTTATCGGTGTGTAAATTCTTCTTACATACGTTGTTCCAATACCAATAACTTCAGATAAAACTGTTGATGCAGAATCAACTTGATAAACATTATCAATAAATTGAGTTCCAATTCCAATTGTAGTGACATCCGTTGTTCTCAACGAAGTTATAGAAGTAGTTGCAAATCCAACATTAGAGTTTGATATAACAAAATAATCACCAGAATCGATTGAACTGACAGTGATAGCAGTGGAAACAATAGAAGTATCTCTTAAGAATGAATTTATTGGAATATAGAGATCAAAGATAAATTGATCCTCACTTCCTACAGTTGTTGTTCCAAATCCAACAATTGAACCAAAATCACCATAATATGCGTCTGAAGTATTAATTTCATAAACAATTTCCGGTATTTCAATAAGAACTTGTGGAGGATTTGTTGAGGTATATCCAAGTCCTGGAGACGTTACAAAAATTGTAGCAACTGTTCCTCCAACAGAAATTGTTGAAGATGCTGTTGCTCTTGCAGTTGTTCCAAATCCTATTGGATTTCCGATAGTCACTGATGGTGCGCTTACGTATTCAGATCCACCATTGTTGATAATAATTTCAGATATTGTTCCTGCTGCAGAAACAACAACAGAAGCAGATGCTCCAACTATGGAATCTTGAGAAACAATAACAATTTTTTGTTTGTTAATAGTGGTTTGATTTTCTTTTACTGAGTTGAAGAAAGATTTAACACTTTCAACATATGCAATAGTAGATCCAACTCCTACAGGTTGAATTACATTCGTTGTTGGATTAATGAGTGCTTCATTGAGAACTCTACTCTTACTTACGATCTGTCCATTAATAATTTTATCCGTTGTTTGCTTACACCAAGTAACAGATCTCTTATTGGATGGATTGGAATCTATTCCTTCACCATCATATGGGTTTGTTTCAACAGTATCTGAAGAAATTACAGAGGTAACTAATCTCTCTTCCTGTCCTTCAATGGTTAGGTTATCTCCTTCTTTGACTGTTTCCAAAACATCACGGAAAACAACATCAATATCACCACTACCCTTATAGAATAGTAGTTTGCAACTATCACCAGAAATTATTCCATCTGGAGAAGAACCTTTTGGTGCTTCTGAGAATGTAATGACACTACCACCAGTAAATGTATATGCCTCACCGGGAATTTGTAAAACATCATTTATAAAGATAAGAAGAGTCGCTTGTACATCAATATTTGAACCTTTTGCCGATCTTATGGTTAATGGAGATGAATTTTTTGAAATTGTGAAAGATCTCTTAATACCATCAAATTGATTATCAATTTTATCAAGAACTTCAAGTTCTCCTAGATTCCATCCAGTAAACTCATCAGATATTGTTTTTTCAATCGTCAATTGAAATTCACTAAATGATTTAGTTGGATCTGTTGGAATACCAGAAGTTCCACCAGAGGCGATGGTTAATATTTGATTTTCTTTATAGTTATAACCAAGATTTTTAATTTCAAAATCGATTACACTAGATCCCTGTCCAACAACAATATCAACAGTTGCTTGAGTTCCAAATCCACTAGATGATGTGCTATAAATGAGAGGAATGTCTGAGTAGGATAAAGGACTATCAAGAATAACTTGAGGTGGATTTGTTGATGTATAACCAGTTCCGGGATTTGTAATAGCGACACTTACGACATGTCCTCCACTAATTGCTGCTGTTCCAATAAAGAAAATTGATGGAACTCCAGTAGTTGCTGTTGTAACACCAACTCTTACTGTAGTTTGAATCCCAACCCTGTATCCAGATCCACTGTTACCAATGCTAACAGATGATATGGTGCCAGATATTGATACAACTGCTGTTCCTCCAGCAGAGACAAGAGGTTGATATCCAAATCCTCCAGTAGAACCAACAGAAATAATCTTGCCGCCAATTGGAATATTGGCATTATTTGGATCATAAGAAACTGAAGTTGCTGTCCCTGTAAATTTAATGCTGGTAATTCCAGAATTTTCAGTTAAAGAATAATCTTGAGGTGTTGCCAATTGTCCAGTTGGACCTTGGAAAATACCATTAATTAATATGACGGAATTATTGGTGGAGAATCCTGTTATATTTTGCTTATCACTTGTCAAGGTAAACGTTTTTGTAATTGCATTAAAGTTTTGAGATATATCATCGAAAACATAATTTTTAGTGTAAGTTTCTTCAGTTGAATTTTCAACGCCAGATCTTAAAAATACTCTTCCCTGGAATTTTGAAAATGTTGTTATTCCAGTCCAATCCCTTTCATCTGGTGGATTAGTTGAACTTCCAATTGGTATGGGACCTTGAGGTGCTATAACAAAGTTGATTGTGTTATCAACAATGTTATAATTACCTTGAATTTTGGTTACTACTGAATACTCAGAGTGAGTTGCTATTCCAGTTCCCATCCATTGGCGATCAACTAAAATAAAGTTGGTACTGCCAAGTCCAACAGTGTTGATCTTCATGATTTCATTATCTATCTGAATTAAATCTCCACCAAAAAATGAAGTAATTCCACTAAATTTCAGAACACTGTCTGTTAGTCCAACATGTGTTGTTAATCCAGTGGTGACTGAAGTGGATACAATTGGAGATTGAATGTAATTATCGATGGCGACAATACATTTTGTATTTTGATTTTTTGATGTAAATGTATGATACGTACCAACTCCAACACTTGTAATATCCAAAGAAACTGGAATTGTTTTTAAAGCATCCTCTGCAGATTTAGATAATTTTATTTTTTGATCACTGACTTTTATGATATAAACGGAGGATGGAAGAAGAGAAGTTGTGCCAACACCAACAAAACTTGTAGATGCAATTCCTATTGGACTTGCGTTACTAGTATTATAAGAATATTCAACTTCTTCTCCTGTTATAAAGAAATGATCAGGAAGCACGATAGAATTGTCTGCAACATCTACGACTGATGAACTACCTCCATTAAAGTTTCTTAGGAATATTGGTTTTTGTTTGTGTTTTAACTCAAATGCTCTCTTAATATCAGTTTCTGTTCCTGTGTAAAAACCATATCCAGCTTCAATTGCAGCATTATTAAACTGGATAGATGTTGATGCAATATTCTCTAAATCTACTAATTGTAGACTCATTTGGAATGCACGAACTTGTACGTCAATATTTGGTAGAGGTGTATAATAGAGATAGGTATAATTGGTAGAAACAGCAGCACCAACTGTCCCCAGTGCAGTATGGGTTGCAATGTTTCCATATTCAGTAATATACGCAGTTGAACTATCATTCAGAACAATAACTTCGGATAGTTCGTAACGATTGTTTGTTGTATCTTCTACACTTATAATATAATATGAACAATTATGATCGCTAGGATCTGCGTTACTATATTTTGAAATTATATTTTCAACTGGAGTTGGTGAAGAAGATATAGAGGCGTAAGAGGAATCTACAAAAGCAATATTTTCAGAGTCAAATCCCAAGTACTGTGTTCCTATACCAGTTGATAATGTACTTGCAATTGAAACAGTAATTGCATTTACTGTGGCAGCCACTCCAACATTAGGAATAAAGTCAATCTTTACATTACCGCTTGAGATATAGGCATTATATGTTCCCAGTCCAACACTAGAATAAGCATCTAAAGAGTGGTTAGTTAATTGTCCATACTCTAAAACCTCTACGTTATTGCCATCATGTAAGATGTTTAATTCATCAACTTCATATTGCCCATTACTATTTCTCACTTCCAATAAAACTTTAGAAGATCTATAAGTAGATCCAAAGGAAACAATAGTTGTAGTTGCTCCTGCAGAAACATTTATTTGCGATGATTTAATATTAACAACGTCTCCAAGATTAGTTGATCCTACTCCTGCAATAGAATTATTAATATCAAAACTAGCAAAACTTACATTATAATTATTAACTGCATATTTTGTTGGGTAGAAAAGAAGTTGTCCTTCAGTTCCTGAAATATTAAAATCAAAACTTCCCAGATCAAGTTGACTTTCCACTCTTCCATATTGATTTAAGAAACCGTTCGTTCCATCTTGTAATAGAGAAACAATTAAAAACTGTCTTTCTCCAGTGTAGAGTTTATCTCTTACATAAGTGAAGTATTTTTTGGTTCTATGATTTATATTGAATAAATCAACGACAGAATATCTTGTAGATCTTGGGTTACTATTAAATTGAGTGCTAAAATCATCAATCACTAATACTCTGTTACCAAAAGATTCATAATAATCTGTTAAAACTATTGAATTGAAATATATCTCATCTGAAATAACTCCAGATCCACCACCAAATAATGAATTTTCAGTAACTAAATCAAAACTTGAATAACAATTAATACTTTTTTCTCCATATATGTCAACTACAACGTCAATAGAACTACCTCTGGTATCAGAATAGACACCTCTAAAATTAGAATCACGAGATTCAATTATTAAATCACTAAACTTTAAGAATCCTGAAGTGTGGTTTAAAGAACTAACAGCATCATTCCAAGTATCAAATGAAACTTTTGATTTAATAGAGTATGAGAAATTTTGATAATAGTTGTTATCAGGAATTCTTTCTGTATTATAATTTAAGAAACCTGCTTCTTTATTCCATCCCTTTTTAACAATCGATGCTGCACCTGTTCTAATTTCACAATTAAAATCTATTTTTTGTTTTATTGCCCCTTGAGTTCTAGATGTTTGCCCAATGACAAGATCACCAACTTTAAAATCTTTTGTTGTAGAAACTTTTAAAACTTCAATTTGATTGTTCCAACTTTCAACTTGTCCTACTCCATCTCCAGAAATAACTGTCTCTCCAAGGATATAATCATTTTTTGTAAGTTTAGCATCAAAAACTGGAAAATCTTTTTCTGCAATTATTCTTCCTGATGAATTTAATGAATCAAAATTACCTGGAGTTTGTCCGTTATTCAAGTATCCATCCAAACTGTAAGTTACTACACCAACACTTCCACCTAACGCACTAGTTCCTGCTGGAACTTTTGTTAGAGTGAACAAAGCATAATTGTAGTTTGAAGAGTTATAACCCAATCCAGTTGATCCAACACCAACGCTAATATTTTCAATAAGAACTTTGTCACCAACAGAGAATGGGAATGAATCACTAAATCCTGTATTTAATCCAACGCTCACTTCTTTAGTCGAGGCACTGTATCTAATACTATTGATTCCTATTCCATTTTGATTATTTGTTGGAATTATTTTTGGAGTTACATTATAAATTCCAAAGGTATTTTTTAAAATCTTAACCTTAGTATCTCCTACCTTATAAGACAAATCTACGTCATTAACTACCTTTCCAGTATAACCATCAACCACAACTAGTTTAGGAGCAATAGTATACCCTTTTCCAGCGGAAGTAATTCCAATTTCTCTAAATGATGAAAGTGGTTCAATCGTTAAAATTTCAGCTAAATTACAAACTGATCTTAATGTTTTGTCAGTTGGATAGTCAAATCCAATATCTTCTATTTGATTAGCGATTATTTTACCAATGTTATCGCTGGATGGATTAAGAATCGCTCCACTTCCAAAAGAAGATCTTATAGTAGCAACTCCAACTACGTTTGAATAACCACTACCGCCATACGTGATATCAACTTCTTTTATTGCGCCGAGAGCATTAGTTGATGTTGTTGAATATAAAAGTTTTCCTTCATCAGAACTATATGATAATTTTTCTGGTTTTTGTATTAAGTCATAGTTAAATGTTGATGTTGTTCCAACACCAGCAACAACAAATTCTCCAGAGTAAAGACTGTTGGTGACTTGAATTTGATTATAATTTAAAACTTCAGTATCAATGTAAATTTCTTTTTTATATAACGAAATAAATTCAGTGTTAATGGGATTAAATTTATAATATAAATTTTTTGGCAAATCACTAGTCACTTTCAAAGAGACTGAAGCGTTTATTGTTATACCAACACTACCAATTTTTGAAACTTCAAAATAGTCATTTTTTCCAGATGAATCAAAGTTATTTTTAAACTCAGAATCTTCATACAAATTTAATTCAAATGCTGAATAAAGGGTTGATCCGCTCAATGACGATAGTGATGAATCTGATAAATCAAATTTTACTGTATTATTTTTATAAACATTAATTGAGGGATTAATTAAAGATAATGTTCCACTAGAGATTGATGTTAAATCAACAATGGTTGGATTGAATTGTAATGCTTCAAATCTTGAATTGGAGAGTTTAATTTTATCTTTTGTAAATCTAATTACAAAATAAATCTGTTCATTAGAAAGTCCACCAACTGGAGATGCTGATGTGTAAATCACCTTATCGCCTGTAATAAATCCATGATCATTAATAGTGATAACATCATTAGTAATGTCAACATCAGAAGCAACGAAAGATTTGGGATTAAATACTATTCTTCTATTGTAATCATCGTATTTTACAGTAATAGATGTTGTAATCCCTGGATTTACTTCAACAAATATTTTATCTCCCAATAATAACCCATGAGTTGATGCAGTTGCTACAGTGACTGTATTTTTATTTGCTTCAGACAGAACAACGTTTTGTTTTACTGTTTTAAAACTATGATAAACTCCATTTCCTATTCCGGTAAAATATAGAAGTCCAGTATTAGAAGTTGTGCTCGCTATTCCAACAAATGTTCCCGTAGAACCTATGCCAATTTTATAAGTCGAGATTCCAATTAAGTCATTTGATATTTTACCAACATAAACAGTTGAAAAATCAGATAGTGCAAATCCTGTCAATGAATCATTCATGACAGTAATAGGATTACTGCCATTTGTATGATAGGTTAAAATATCACCTGTGTTTAATTTGTGATTTTTTAAATAAATTGAACGAGTTGGTATGAAAATCTGAGTTGATCCAGATCCTGGATTAGAAAAATATATAGTTGTTCCAATTCCAACGCCACTAATTGTTCCCACACCTAATGATTCTTGCGGATTGAAATAAATTTCACGATTTATTTCAAATTTTACTTCATTTTCTGGTAAAGAATTGAAAGTAAATTTCCTTGAATTTTCAACAATTTCTGTAGATGCTGTATGAGCAGATGATACCGTATTTTGTTGAGATCTAAGAATTCTGAGTCTAGAATTTTGAGGATCTACCTGAAGGACTTTTATTTTTTCAGATCCAATTGATAAAATATCGTTTTCTCTTATTGAAAAAATACTGTCAGTTAGATTTCCAAAAATATTAAAGTAGGTTACTATTCCGGTAACTCCTACAGTGCCGACTCCAGAACTTAAAATTAATTTTTCTGTTTTTACTCCAATATTAAATGAATTATTAATGTAATTAACTGAAGTGTTGAATCCAGATAAAGAAACTAAATTATTATTTAAAAATCCGTGTGGATTAGTAGAAAAAGCTACATAAGTTCCATTTGAATCAAAAGAAGTGATTTCTAGTTCAGATACTGTAGTTGTAGCGACACTAATATTTGTAACTATTTTTCCTAAAATTTTGGAGACTTTTGCTTTGGCTTTGTTTGAATTTATTTCAGTATCAAAAATAATAGCATCATTTATTTTATAATTTGTTCCACCAGTTAATATACCGACAGAAGTAATGCTACCTTTTGAGGTTTCATCTATATTGATTGTTTGATCTTTGAATTTGTTTGGTTGAAATAAAAAGTCATAATATGAATTATTTTCAGTCAAACTATATGGAGTGGTGTTTCTAAACCACTCATTTGTATTCAAATCATATTCTACTTGATTTGAATTTTTATCATAATTAAATTCATTTGGTTTTGATTTGAACGAATTTCCAATTAAATATGGGAAAACAGGTATTTTATACTTATTAAATGCTGTTGAGTTTTCAACGCTTCCTGGATTGATAGTGGCAAAATATGCATAAACGCCATTAGGATAATCTGGAGTTATACAAAAACGACCGTTATGCTCATCTAAGTCTCCATTATTTTTAAATTCATAATCTTCAACAAAAAATCCTGATGGGAATGGAGGACGATTAGTTTTTACAACAAGTTCATAACCAGATTTCATAGCGCGGAAATTGCCACCAGTTTTGGTTGAATAACCGTATGGACCATAAATTGGATTGCCGTCGTATGCCCAACCAATTATTGGAGAATGATATTGAGATATTACTTCTTCTCCATTTACTTTTTGTAAATCAAATACTCCATATTTGATTTGATTGTCTCCATCTTTACTATAAATTGATTCTCTTAGTTTTCTTGGTGCATATAAATGTGTATATTCAATCTCAAATTGTTCATTTCTAGATGGATTTAAAATCCCATCATCATTTGAAAGTATATTGAGATTTTTTTGGAATAAGTTCACCGTCCATCTTTGGATGTTCGCTGCAAATGAAGCTCCACTTCCACTAGGAATTACATCTATCCTTGTTTTATCAGCGTATCCAGATCCAGGAGATTTTATTCTGATTGATTTAATTTTACCATCTTTTATGATGGGTGTTAATTTTGCATAATTACCAGCACCAGAAACTAATAAGTCTGGAGGGGAATTATAACCGCTTCCTTCATTTGTTACTAAGACTTCAACTATTCTACCATTCTCTACTATAGGTAGTAGTTCCGCTGAAGATCCGCTTGATAGAGTGAACAGAGGTTGTCTATTATAGTTTATAATTTCTGAAGATCCATATCCAACTCCAGAATCAGTAATTTGTGCAGATTCGATCTGTCCTCTAAAAACTGGTTGAACTTTTGCATTAAAATTTTGTTCGGCAAAAGTTGTTACTCCTATTTCTCCAATTATAGAAACTGATATTGGTTCATAATTAAATATATGATTATCATTTCCAGATGATTTTAATGTTATAAATTGTTCCGTCTCGAAATAGAACAATTTTGAAGTTGATCCTACGCCAACACTTGAAAGTTTAAAATTATTGTCATCAACTTTTGTTACTACATAAGATGTTGATGAGGTAAGTCCAGAAATTTTTGTTCCCTCAAATGAATACTGAACAATATCTCCAGATTGATAATGATGATTAACAATGTTAATTTGATTTGATTCTGTTTTAATTCCAGAGGAAGAAACAATTCTCCTATTGTTTTGGTAGTTTGTTCCAGAGTCAACTACTACAATATTAGATACGATTTGTTTTTTTTCAAATGATTGTAATCTATGGACACCAATACCATAAGATGTTAAGGAAATTGTATTTAATCCAGAAATTGCATCAGATTCTGTTTTATAAAGTTTGACAGTTGATGTATCAATAGCTCTTACGTAATAAACCGAATCTGTTGTTAATCCTGATACTGCTTTTTGTCCATCTGTTTTATAAACTATTTTTTCAGAATTTCTGAATTTATGATAAGTAGAAAATCCTATTGTACTATCAGTTAGATTAACAAATGAAGACTCTGAAGTTGCATTAAAAGAAACTGAATGATCAATAAATTTTGTATTGACATCTGCTTTGGCTCCATAACCATTTCCACCAGTAATGGTTATGATTGGTTTTGAAACATAATCAAATCCAGAATCTACAATATCAATTCTTTCCAAAACTCCCTTTACTGAGCAAGTGGCGGTTGCATTTTTACCTGTTTTATCTGAAATTGATAAAATAGGTGGATTTATGATATCATAATTTTTTCCTTTGGCGGAAACTTCAATATCATTTATCTTTCCGTAATAAACAACATTTTCAGATTTATAGTTTAAAACTTCAACGCCATTAATTAAAATACCAGTTGTACCTGGACTTGTGATGTAATTTCCACTCTTATTTACTGGTGATTTAATTTCCCTAAGTAGATTTTGATGTTCTACTTTTTTATTATAAAAATCAAAAGATTCTAAAGTATTCGCAGTTACAATACCAGATACTGATATAAAATTATTATTATAAAGATTTGCTTGACTACTTGCTAATTTAAATTGATTTGGATTTTGTAATCTTTTTACATAAAAAACTCCATCTTGCATATTAGTAAATTTACTAGTATGCGTTGTAATTACTTCATCAGTTATTGTTGTGAAAGAATATGAGGTGTAATAAACGGCGTCTCCAGTATAATAACCGTGATCACTAACCCCAGGAACAGTAAATGTTTCCCCATTATAACTTCCATTAAGAATAATTTTTTTATCATAAAAATTTAATGCTTGATTATAATAATTTGGAAGTGATGAAGATGCAACTAAAAGATCTTGATTAAATTTTACATATGTATTTTGAACATTTGCTGTATAATTTTTTAAATAGGAATATGTGTTTAATGTAGAACTGACTTCTGGTTTTGTAGTTTTTCTTTGTACTGTATACGTAAATCCATTTGTTTTTATAAATCCTTGTCCTTTAATTGAAAAACTATTAGAATCAATAATATCACTTACGTAACAATTCTTGGAAACAGAAGTTGAATCAGTAATAGATAAATTATCTCCTATTTGAAAATTATGTTTTGTATAAGTAACAACTCTGTAAGTAAAATCTGAGATATCGACAAGTTGTAGAGTTTTTACATCGTATTTTACTGATACATTATAAATCCAACAATTTGTTTTTGGACTTGAAGTTGTAATTCCTAAAGATTTAATATTTCCAGTATCATTCTTAGAATAGTAGTAAGTATTATCATCAAATACTGTTTCTGATAAAACTGATCCTATTCTTAGATCAATCCTTGTTGTTGTTCCAATTCCAACATATCCATAAGCATAGACATTCAATCTTATGTCTTCTTTTGAGTTGATCGTTGAGATTACATTAGAAACTCCAAAAAATTGGTTTATTGATTTAGAAGTGTAAGAAACAATACCAATTGTTCCTGATGAGTACTTAAATACCAACTCTCCAGTTTTTGGAAAACTAACTGTTGAATCAACATCAATTATGCTTGATCCGGTTGATACTGAATTAATAATTTTTGTTTTTGGATGTGAAGAAAATTCTCCAAGAATACTTCCATCCACAGTAATATCTTTTGAATAATCAAAGTCAACACTTAATTTATAATATTCCTTTCCACCATAAGAAAGTTTTTCTACGTCAGTAATTGAAGCATACGCTTTATTAATGTTGTATTTTGAATATTCATCTTGGAATAAGGTTCTATTTAATAGTTGGAGGGGATTTCCAGATAATGATTCTACAACAATATCCTTCGTAATCCTATATTCAGCATCAGAGGGTCTGAAAAGATGCTGGCTAGGTTTAATTACTTCTACCTTTTCTCCATATAATGCACCAAAAAGAATTTGAAATGATGCGTCAGTTCCTTTTGTTTGATAAAAATCTTTTACTCTGGATATAAAAAACCTATGATTCAAATCAGAATCAAATTGTCTATTATCAAACCCTGGTGTAAATTGATATTTTATTTTCTTTAGAAATTCATTGAATAAAAGAGCACTCAAATTAGTAACTTTAGCACCAGATTCGTGCTCTGCAATTTCAGATGTAGAAAAAGTTAAAGTGTCAGTAGAAAGTGGATTAGTGTAAGATTTGATCCCACTAAAACCCCTTACACACCCAGTAAATAATGTTGCTGTTTTTCCAGTGTAAAGAATAATTTCATCATCAATTTGAATTAATCCATATTTTTCTGGAAATCCACTGATATTATTTGAGTTTAAATTTCTAATATTAATTTCAGTATCGAAAAACGATACATTAGCAGATAATTCTGTATAGTCCGAATTATTAGTAAGTGCTTCTAACTTAAGATATTCATCAATATTTTGTATTAAATCAACAGGAGCTCCTGGATATTCCTGAGAAATATAATATTGCTTTATAAATTCATTAATTAAGGGAAAATCTTCTCTAACAAAAGAAGGTAGTTGACTTTCAACTACGTCTTGGATTTTTACTCTTTTAAGATCTGTTGATATCATTTTATCTTACTAAAAGTCCGTTTGCATAACTTGAAGAAACTATGTAATTGGTTCCGGTTATATCATTTCCTGAAGAAATGTTATCAGGTTTTGTATTGATCACCGTTCTTGTCGAATCTAATTGCAAATATAAATCCTGAAGTCCAATTACATCATTTGAATATGGAGATGTTGAAATTTCTATTAAAGAAAATCCCTTATTAATTGCTGTGTTAATGATGTTAATAGGGAATAATTTGATCTCTCCTTTAACATAATCGATTGTTCCAACTGATTTTCTAACGATTTTTGGTTGGGATGGGGAGTTTAATTTAAATAAAAATACAGATCCAGTCTCCTTATCAGAATTAGGTATATCAGAAAGATATACTAATCCAGAGATTCCACTCACACTAAATCCAGAAGATTTAATGTTATAACCATTTTCATTTTTAATATGAAACCTATTACCAAAACAAATTTCATATTCAACAAAACTATTTAACACAACTCTAAGATCCCTTCTCATAATAATAGTGGTGATGTTAGAAGTTATCGCATCACTGCTATCATCAATAATTTTTAAAAATTTACTATATTTAAATCTTGCGCCAAATTTGTTCAACTCTGTTGATCTGGCATATTTTTCGATATTATTTGATACTATTGTTGTAATAGAATTTGCAGAAGGAGCCAAATTTGTATTATAATAAACATTTGATGTTGATTCAATATAAAGATACTTCAAATCAATAATTTCTGGAACAATACCAGCGACTGAATATTTTTTAATTTCTGATTTTATATTATCTTTAATTAAGTTTGATAGGTATACACCATTTGTTGGTTTTATACTAATGAAAACTTTACCAAATTGTGGAGGATTTAGTTCTTCTCCGCCAAAAGCAGAAATTGATTCTGTTTCCGGATAGATGGTAGGAATAATAGATTCATAATCTCTTGCGGTTACTGCTCTATTTTGTGATGCATATATTCTTGGAGCAAACTTTTTAATCGATTCAACGCTCTCTATACTTCTACCAGAAAAAGATGGTTCATTTGTTGTGATTAAAGATATTCCAGAAACAACAGATACAGATTCTCTTGGTGAAGTTATTTTTCCAATAAAACTAAATTGAGAAATATTATTAGCATCTTCTCCATTTGATACCAAATAAGACACTTGAATATAGTTGGGAAATCCCAACTTCTTACCAAATATTCCATCACCAAAAATAAGTTCATATCTTTCATCTTCTATTTCTTGAACCCAAAAAACTGGAGAATCTGGAGTGATATCAAATAAACTATCTGCTTGTCTATATTTTCTACTCACATCAGAAGATTGATTTGGTTTAACAGTGACTTTAATTGTCGATACGTCAATCTTAGAATTTGGAAGAATAAATCTTTGATTTGGATTAAAGGAATCTACAGTAAAGTTTGTGCTAATGTATGTTCCTTCATATACATTAATGTTGTCAAATGATGCGAAATTATTAACTACAGGAACTGTAATATCGTCTAAAGAGGAAAATGTATAGCTCTGCGATCCAAAGATGCTTGTGGCGCATACGGAACCTTTGTTTAGAGTTAATGTCTCTGGTTTTGTTGGATACGCAGTAACATCAACAAAGAAGGATATATTTGCTCTGGATGATTTGATTGATCTTGGGACATAACCAATATTACGTGCAAGAGAAACTACATTTTCTCTGAGAGTGGCACTATCAATGAAAACTTCATTCGACACCATATTGGCGTTATATGAAGTTATATACGTATTATACGCAAGAACATCAATTATAACGGATAAGTTAGATCCCTCAAAATCATAGTCAGTGAAATTTGAGTTGGATCTAAGGTAATCCTTAATTGATGTTTTTATCTGATCGAAATCTAGATTTGCGAAATTAACTAGTGGCATTATCGTGTTGGCTGTAATGCGAATGATAACTGTTGTGGTTGTGCTTCAATTCCGACAATAATATATACAATTCTGATATTAATTTCGCCATTATCATAATCTGGAGTTGCATCAACTGATATTAATTCAACTCTTGGTTCATAGTTATTGATTGTATTCTCAATTTCATCTCTTACGGATGAAGCAGTAATGTCATTAAGAGGTTCAAATAGTAAAGCATTTACTCTCGAACCGAGATTATTATCAAAAAATCGTTCACCTCTATTCGTAAGAACAAGATTACGTAAAGAACGAGCGATTGCATTTTCATTGGTGAGCGTAATCAAGTCATAAGACAGGGGATTAACCTGAAATGACATGCTAACATCTTTAAATGACTTGCTGATGCGCTCTAGAGGCATTGAATAGTATAATTCTACCTTATTTATTAAGGATTTTTGGATTCATAAAGAGGTTCAGTTCCATATTCCCAGTCAT